CGGAATTCGACTGGGTGATCTTCTGCAACTGAGAGGCAGGTACTGAATTGTGATAGGTGATGCCGATTTCGGCAGCGATCGAGTTAAACAAGTTCATGGTTTTCATAGCATGGAATTTTTAGGTGAAACAAAATTTTTGCTACTGCTACCAAGCGGAGCGCGGAATTCTGGTGCAAGTGTTTAGGTCATGATTCGATGAGAATCTGAAAAAACCCGCAGGGCGATGGTATCTTACGATGTACAGGATCGCACTTAGCTCCATGACATTACGGCAAGCTTAACTTCGCAGCAATTTTGAGTCACTAAAGTGGGTGGGCTACGCTTTCTTTTTCGCTTCCTTTTACTTTGGCGCTCGTAAACAAAGAAAAAGGAAGCCGAAACGACGGAACAACTGATGAATAATTCAACAGTTGACGAATGTAAAGGGGCAGAATCGGGATATCTGCCAGAAATTCAGATCAGTAACCGGGAAAAAATCAAAAAAAACTGCGTTTTTATAGACACATCGGACGACCCGCTCTCTCCTTAGGAGGCACGTTCCTGACACTCTGACAGGTGGATATATGACACATGGCATTTTACGAAATACCACATATATAAATGCATATCCATAAGGATATCACACCATTAGAGACAAGGCAGGGGGTTACTTTACTTCAAGGGAGGAGAAGGTAAGGGCCTTCTTTTGTTTGGCTATCAGCAGCCATTTCTTACGACAGATCAGGTAATCAAAGGCATCAGTTAAGTTTGTTGATTCCATTGGCAAACGCCGCGTGTCTTGCAGTTTATCACTTTTCTTTTCCTTTAATATCTCACCATGTGCGCCACGTTTGACAGGGGCTATCTCAAGTTGGCTCTTGAGTTCTTTACATTCCCACTTATCAATCATTAGCCTGGGCAATCGTTCATCCTTGTCATTCATCATTACATTCATCAGGTTGAACTTATCAGGATGTGGGATGTTCCCCTGCCCTGTACTCATTAACTGCACGATCCAACCAGTACGCACCCCTGCTGCATTGTATTCAATGTCATGCTTTAGTTGAGAGGCAAAGTCTTTCTTTACCTTGGCATACTGTGATGCTGCCCTGTCATGGTAGAGTAGCAGATACTTCTTCTTATGTGGTTCAAAGAATGTAATGAATTGATTAGCCAGGTCACGTATCCATTCAGGTGCCAGGGTATACATGTTCTTAAGGACACGATAGATGTTGCCCTGTTCCTGTCCATATACGAGTGACATCATGTTGCCTGCATCAAAGCCAGCCTCAATGGGTTTGTCTGCATGCAGATAACGTAAGCCCGTACATGTATGGGAGATGCTGGATCGTAATCCCTGTGCATCATAGAAGTCATAGTCATACCCATCCTCAAAGAAGTGACGATCCTGCAGTGCACCATAGAACCTGGTCCCTTTGGCAATGGTACGCTTGATAGACAGTACATGCAGTTTGAAATCATCGAATGAACCAGACTCTAACAGGTTCTCAAAGTACTGCATCGTGAGGATATCTGCATTAGCAAATGAACTCACGATATAGAAGAATGTACTATTCTGTCTGATCTTGCGCAGACGCATGCTCCAGCGCTCCAATTGTTTCTTAAGAAGCATTACTGTTCTCTCATCCCCTTCCTTCTCTGCAAGGTAGATCTCCAGGTTGATATCATTCACAACCCTTGCTGTTTGCATGATCATCAGAATAGTCTTGCTATCCATACGTGCAGCCATGTGATCCATCCAGTCACTTTCTCCCACATTGGGATCCGGCATGTCAGAGCAGAATGTTTGTCCCAGGAAGAAATGGCTTTTGCCAAAGCGGGTGATATCCCCTCGGAGGGTAGGAAAGAATTTGGTCAGCTTTCCCTGCTGCAGGTATTTGGCTTCATCGCCAAATTGATGCACAACTGAATATCCTGCATTGATAGATGGCCGGTCCAGGGATTTAAGGAATATTTTGCATCCATTAAAGGTCATCATCATGTACTTGTGATCATAGATATGACCATCGGATTTTTCCCAATGCACCGGTGGCCTTACCCCTACCACATAATGATAATTCTCGATGAACTTCATCCGGTCCAGTCCAATGAATACATGATGCAGGATGTTGGTTAAGAGATTCACGTATGTATCGGCCACGATTGCAAGAGGGGCGCCGGGCATATCATAAACTACATCGACAATACGCTTTGCCAGTATTTCTGTGCTTTTGGCAGTTCCACGGCCCCCATACAAATACAGGTTTGTCGGCTTCATCAGATCGATGAGTGCAGAAATCCAGTTTGAATAACGAATTTCGGAATTGTCGGGGTTAATCTTGAGCCTCTTCATCTTCGAGTATCAGTTCAAAGGGTGCATCTTCAACCATCGCCTCACGCTTGAATTTAGATTTTTCCAAATCCGTTAAATCCAATTTATCAATGTATTCTGCAAGGCGGGTTCTCGGGATCTTGGGGATTCCCAGTTTCTGAATATCCATTGTATAGAACACCGGCCGACGATCAAGCAGATCAGCAGGCAGCTGCGGGGGCTGATCTTTTGTCACACCACGAATTTCAGCCGCATCCACCAGGCAGCGCCGGGCCTGTTCCAGATCATTCATTTCTGCAGCCAGGGCAGCAAGGTTATCCAGGCGCTCAGCATAAATGTTTCGCCAGGCTTCGACCTTGACATCATTATCCAGGTAAAAGAAGTTAAGGGTTTCGTTATAAAGCCTTGCGATTTTGTATTTGGTCATCTGTGGGTACTTCAGCGCCACAGCATTAATGATAAAAGGCTTTGACTGCCAGCGTAGATAAAGCCCCCTGATATAATCTATTTGTTCGAAATATTCCACCATGGGAGCAGGCAACTCCTTAACCTCACCGCGCTCGATCAGCCCCTTGAGTTGATTTAATTCGGTCTTGTCATCCTGGTAAAGGATCCTGCGTTTGGCATTTTCAAAATTCTGGATTGTAACATCCTTTTTGAATTGGGCTACACTTGTAAGATTGCCATCTCGGGCACGTTTCAGGTTGGCTTTGTCAACTTCGGTCTGAGCCAGCAATAATCCACGATCATAGTGATAACGGACATTTCCAGACTTATACTCCGGATCGTTTTCTACGGTATGGAACTCTGACAAGAATTCTTTACGGTCAAGCTCCAGGTACATTGCAATTTTCTCCGGAGAATAATGCAATCCTCCGAGTTGCTCGATGGTTTTTAATTGTTCAGGGGTGAGATCCATACAAAATTTCATTTTTACGGAATTCGAACACTTTCCGGCTGTTTAGGAATATATACTGCTCATGCTGGGCGTTTTCTCCCCAGTTCCCGGATCCTTCAACATCAAAATAGGAATCACCACAACGGATCAGGGCAATTTTCGAATGATTCCAGGCATAATTTACCGTAATGACCCCCCGGCGCTTCTCCACCTGGGCGCTCAGGTGATCAAATACCTTTGGAAGTCGTGACTTAATGGAATCACTGATGAAAATTTCAACACTACAGACTTTTCCCCGGTCGATAAGTTTAACCAGGGCATCAATGATCCGGATGTTGATGGAATAGGTAGAAAGAATCAATTCATCGATGATTCCACATTCCCGAAGGATGAAAGGAATAAATGTAAACGCATTGAAACTATTGACGGTCCATAAAAAGAAAATCTCACCAGGTGAAGGGATCCTTCCGGTGAGATGTTTGATACTTTCTACCCGTTCTTCATGGGTATTTAAAAAAGTTTCCGCCAGTATCCCTGAACGGTCTTCCGGATCCTGATCCACCTGCTGATCATCCAGGTCGTTGATATTGAAAAATCGTGAATTCACTTATAAGTTCAGTAATCGGTTAACTTCTATCAATTCCTTTTCCATTTCCTTAATTCTATCAATGCGACTGGCTGTTTGCGGATGATTTTTGGCAGTACGCACTTTTTTGCGGTTTCTGACAAGATTGTTTTCCAACCTGATCTTGAGATTGACCAGATCTCCTATTTTCATGCCCCTGATTTCATCTGACCGGCAGATCCAGGAGAATATTGGGTGTTTTCCCAATAATTGATGATGCTGCTTAAAATATTCAAGCTCATCGATGATCAGACGGTTTTCGAGGTACTTTTCTACTGCATCCCGGCTGGCTTGAAACAAATCCTCCGGAGTTTTGGCCGAGAATAGTCTATCATGCGCATCCACATACGCATGATAGGCCGAAATCTTATCTGAGATCAGGATTTTAAGCTCAGCGGGGCAAGTTGGGGAATTCAGAAAAGGGTACTGCTCCCGGATCCGAATTGAAGGAACCGTGTTAAGGTTTACTTTTTTGCGGATTTCCTGCCCTGGACTTTCTTCGTTGGCGCTGGAGTTTCTGCCGGAGCGCTTTTCTCCGGCATGACCTGAGGGTCTTCGATTGCCTCCTGAAGAACCGGCTCAGCGACTTTAACCGGAACTACCGGAACGCTGACCAATACGCGAAATACGTCAGGATGAATACCTGCCATCGAGCGAAGCTCCTCATGCAGGGTATTGAGCAGATGATCATTCTGCTGTTGCACATTGAGCTGTTTTTTCAGCCCGATACGGTTTCCGTACTTCATGTAAAGGCTTACAGCGCCTTCATAAGAGCGATCGCAGCGGAAATAATTTACAATTTCTTCTTTCATGGCCATGAAATTTAAAATAGGTTGATAGAGAAACAAACATATACTTAAGGATTAACCTGAAAAAGGACAAAAGAAAAGGGGGATGCTCTCCCCCTTTTTCTTACTTGAGAAATGAACCAGTCTGCTATGACCTGCTAAGCTCAATAAACTTGTATGAGGAACTGCCATCCTTGAACACCTTGAATGTGATTTTGGCGCCTGAAAGAGCGTTCCAGGTTGTACCACACGAAAGGAGAAAATCCGCTCCGGAAACGATTTTCGAAGGATGTGAACCTCCGGATCCCAGGAGAGTGAACACCAGTCCGTCAACGGGGCTCGAGCAAGTGGTAAGCGTTGCCTGAGCTGCTGTTCCGTCGGTGAGCTGATATTCTCCTTCACCTGTTGAAAGATTGACTGTTGTGGCGTCAGCTGCAACAGTTGCAACAGGAGATTCGAGGGTTATAGTTCCCAAGTAATCGGCTGCATCCGGACCTTTTACCAGTGATTTGAAGGTGAACTCAACCGCATTGGCTTTTTCATCATCGGTATGCTTGACTTCCATCTGAAGAGGAGCATATTTGTCA